TGGGGTGCTAATTGCATATATTGTGATGGTTTTGTCTATCCCTGCAAAACAATTGAATTGCTTGTTAAAGCTTTACATTCAGTGGTTTTGGCCGAATAAATGGGATATGTCGAGATTATTAAAGGCAACAGCGGAATCCGTATCGAAAACGATGTCGTCACTCCCCTACAGATTGATTGGTGCGATAGATGCCAACGTTGGGTTGACCTTGCTGGCGGATACACCGTGAAGTCCCAAGAGTTAGGACTGATATGGATTTGCTCCAGCTGCCGCACGTCAGAGTAACGCTCAATTATGAAGAGGAAACTTTGGCGCACGATGTTGGTTTTGCTCGTGCTAAAGGAATCCGTGGCAAAGCGGATCATGCAACTCGTAAAGATACAGCGCTGAATTTTCATCAATACGTGGGGCAATTAGCTGAGGCTGTGGGTTCTGAGATGTGCGTAGCCAAATACTTTCGGCTAACCGACTTTAAGCCAACGGTTAACACCTTTAAGCGAGAAGCTGACGTGGGCGCTCGCTTAGAGGTGAAACACACTTTATGGCGCGATGGTCACCTCATCATTCATCAATCAGATCGTGCCGATGACATAGCTGTACTGGTCGTTGGGCGCTCCCCTGAGTATTACTTGGTCGGATGGATTCCGGTCATCAATGCCAAGGTCAAACGCTTTTACGTGGAGTCTGAGAAGAACTGGTGGGTGAGACAACACGACCTGCGCCCTATGACCGACTTTCTAAGGAGTAAATATGCCCGGACTTCGTTTTAGATGCCGGATATGCAAAGCCGTGATGGAACACGAAACTATTGAGGAGTTTGAGATTAGTCCCGAATTTGTCGTGGTGGAGTGCTGCGGTTGTGGCATCAAGGGCGTGGAATCACTGGTCAACGAATTGAAGGTCATCTAATGAAAAAGATAACTATCCGAGAAACCATCAGCAACGCCATCTTTGCCTCGCCTGCTTGTCCTGATTCCATGGGTGCGCCACACGGTTGCCCACGCTGCTTGACCGAGCAGATTTACGCAGCTCTCTCATGGCTTGCAGCTCTTGACCACGACTCCGACACACCGGAAGCCACTCAATGATCCGAATGTCCTTGACTGCTCTGCTACGCTCACGTGCGCCGAGCCGCTCCGCGAATAGCTCGTCGCGAGCGTTTGCCCGGGTTATGTTATTACTCGGATGCCTCGTAGTAACCACGGCTCACATCGATATATCAAAAGCCAGTATTACAACCCAGCAACAACAAGATAATTATAAATTATATGCACACAACAGAATCTATTCATCTATGCAATATGAGTGCTTTGTAAAGCTAATAGATCGTGAGTCTCATTGGAATCCACACGTACGTCCTACCAATGGGCACTATGGCATGGTTCAAGGTGAGAGTAAGTACCTGGCTAATGTTGATGCGTATCAACAGATTGACTGGTCTATCAAGTACATACATCATCGTTATCAGACAATGTGTAAAGCGTTACAACATAGCAATAAGACTGGATGGTACTAATGGCCAAACGTCCATCACCTCATGCTGACTTAGGTACATCACAATGGAAGAAACAACGATTGCTTGTGCTTCAACGCGATAGTTATGAATGTGCCTACTGTGGTGCAGAAGCAACGCAGGTAGATCACGTCATACCCAGAGCTCGTGGTGGTAGTCATGACATGGATAACCTCGTTGCCTGCTGTGCATCATGTAATAACGCAAAGGGAAGCAAGGCGGTTTTTTTGGGTGCAGGCTCTACCCCCCCTGTTCTCTTGACTGTATCTCTCCGTGATACGACCACATCAGACGTGGTTTCTGGCAACTTCGCCCAGAAGCCATGACAAACGCGCCTAAACGGGCTGTAAAGCCCAAGAAACTGGTTGGGGCTACTCAACCTAGGCTTTATTCGCCATGGCTTAAAGGGACTTCTAGGAGCGCCGAAGTAGAAGCTCTCGCTGAACAAATTGGGATGCCGTTGATGCCGTGGCAAAAGCTGATTCTCAAAGACATGATGATGGTTGCTAAGGACAAAACGTTTGTCCGGCGTACAAACTTGTTGATTTTGCCGAGACAGCAAGGCAAAACCCACCTTGCCTCCATGCGAATTATTTGGGGTCTCATAAACGGCGAACGCATTATTGCCGCTTCATCCAATCGAGCTATGGCGCTAGATACTTTCCGAAATATCACTTACATCATCGAAAGCCATGATTTTCTGGCGGCTCAGTTGGCGCACAAACCCCGGATGGCTAATGGATCCGAAATGATTACCTTTAAGGGCGGCGGCCGTTATGAAATTGTGGCTGCAACCCGCGATGGCGGTCGCGGACGTACTTGCGATTTCCTATTCCTTGACGAACTTCGCGAATGGGATGAGCAAGGGTTTAAGGCCGTCACTCCCCTAACTCGCGCAACAGCTGGGCAATCACTCTTTGTCAGTAACGCTGGCGATGCGTTCTCCGTGGTGCTCAATTCTCTTCGCGAGCGCGCGCTCTCTTACCCACCAAAAACATTTGGGTTCTATGAGTATTCGGCGTCGAACCCGTTTGTAGATATATGGGACAGGAAAGAATGGGTTAGATCTAATCCTGCTCTTGGATACACCATTACCGAAGAGACTTTGGAAGAAGCGGTCAGCACATCGTCTATCGAGACCACCAAGACCGAAATGCTCTCGATTTGGATTGACAGTTTACAATCGCCGTGGCCTCATAACATCCTGCAAGATACTTCAGATGCCACAGTCCAAATTTCACCGGATTCAGGAACCATCTTTGCTTTCGACGTTGCACCTTCCAAAAGATACGCCTCATTGGTCGGCGGCCAAATACTCCCCGATGGCCGTATTGCTGTGGGCATTTTGCAAAAATGGTCAAGCCAAGTGGCAGTTGATGATTTGAAAATTGCCGTGGAAATCAAGGAATGGGCAGACAAATATCGGCCTCGGATGATTTGTTACGACAAATACGCCACCCAAACCATCGCAGACCGATTGGCAAACTCCGGTTGTGCCATGACCGATATTTCCGGGCAAGCGTTCTATCAAGCTTGTGGCGATTTACTTGACGGATTGACTAACCATCGGGTTTGCCATGCCGGACAAGAAGAGTGGATCCAGCAAATGAACAACGTAGCTGCCAAGACCAACGATTCGGCTTGGCGCATCGTCAAACGAAAATCGGCTGGGGATATTTCGGCGGCTATCGGCACGGCCATGGTCGTCCACCAGCTGATGAAACCTCAATCAACCCCGACCATTATCAGCGTATAAATTCCGACACGACACAACGGCATTTCTCGGAAATGTGCTTGACAATCCTGAAAAATTCCACTCATGGCACTTCTGGACATTTTAGGCTTCCGCACCAAAGGCGATGGCCTATCCCCTAAAGCCGAAGTTAAGGCACAACTTAACCCACCGGTAATGGATGCTCCATATGGCAATTATTGGACGTCAAATTCTTACGGTGGATATAACAATTTTGCCAATGCAATTTTGCGTCAAGATGCTATCGCTGTACCGTCGATTGCACGATGCAGAAATTTAATTTGTGGAACTGTTGCAACGATTCCTCTCGAAACATACTCAAAGAAGACGGGAGAAGAACTTGAATCTCTCGTATGGGTTGACCAACCGGATAAGCGTCAACCCCGTGCAGTTACAATTTCATGGACTGTCGATTCTTTGTTTATGTATGGCGTTGCATATTGGATGGTCACAGAGGTATATCAAGATGACAACCGCCCAGCACGATTTGAATGGGTACAAAACGATCGTGTAACTGTTAAATACAATTCAACAAATACCGAAGTTGAGTATTACATGATTGCCGGCACCAAAGTACCTATGAGCGGCGTTGGTTCACTTGTCACCTTTCAAGCATTAGACCAAGGTTTATTGTTACGCAATCAATCCACAATTCGCGCTGCTTTAGATATTGAACGCGCCGCTGCTATCGCTGCACAAACTCCTATGCCATCAGGATTTATCAAAAACTCTGGTGCTGATTTGCCAGACAATCAAGTACAAGGAATTTTAAACGGCTGGAAACTAGCTCGTCAAAATCGTTCTACTGCTTATTTAACTAGCACGCTTGATTACACGCCTACATCATTTAATCCTAAAGACATGATGTACAACGAAAGCAAGCAATACTTTGCTACCGAACTTGCCCGCGCGTGCAACATTCCTGCATACATGATTGACGCAGAAACTTTTCGCGGCATGACATATCAAAACATTCTTGATGGTCGCAAAGAATTTATGGCGTATTCACTTGCTCCATTTATTACCGCTATTGAAGACCGCCTTTCTATGGATGATTTAACACCTCGCGGCACAGTCGTTCGTTTTGCCGTTGACGAAACATTCTTGCGCGCTGATCCACTAGCTCGTTTGCAAGTAACAGAAAAACTTCTTGAACTTGGACTTATTACCGTTCCACAAGCGATGGAAATGGAAGACCTCACACCAGAAGGAAATATGGAGCCAAATGAAACTGACGTTTAGTAGTCCTATTGAAGCTGCTGATTCCGGTCGCAGAATCATCTCCGGCATTGTCGTTCCTTTCAACAAAGTCGGTCATACATCCGTAGGCGCAGTCATCTTTGAGCGTGGCAGTATCGAGATACCACAAGCATCGGCCGTGAAACTACTGGCACAACATTCGCAAACTGATCCCATCGGTCGCGCTCAATCTTTTAATGAAACGGCAGATGCCATCCATGGCACATTCAAAGTTTCCGCATCGCAAAAGGGCACGGACTATCTCATTATGGCTTCTGAGGATTTGATATCAGGTCTTTCCGTCGGCGTTGATGTTATTGCTTCAAAGCCTGCGAAAGACGGAACCCTTTATGTCCAAAAAGCCGTTCTCCGCGAAGTGTCATTAGTCGAAAGCCCAGCCTTCGAGCAAGCGAAGGTCTATCAAGTTTCCGCTTCGGAAAACGAAGCAGAATCCACCGATCCAACTACCACAACCGAAAGTGAGGCAATCGTGTCAGAGGAAACTCCAGCACCAGAGGCCGTAACACCAGAGGCTCCTGCTGCCGAAACAGTTGAGGCTTCACGTCCTACCGTCAAGGCATCAGTCCCTTACAACACTCAGACTGTTCGCTCACCAATTACGTCTATGGGTGGATTTGCTTTGCACTCCATCAAGGCGCAACGTGGTGACGAAGAATCTGCACTTTATGTAAAAGCTGCAGCCGATTCAACATCTACCAACCCAGCATTTAATCCCAACCAATATCTTTCACAGTTCGTTTCTAATACAAACTTCGGACGCGCTGCGGTCGATGCTTGTACAAAGGGCGTTCTTCCTAGTGCTGGTTTTACTATCAACGTACCTTCGCTGATTACACCAAGCCAGACAGCTCCTACAGTTGCTGCAGCTGCAGAAGCAGCAACCATCAGCAATACTGGGATGACTTCCGCTTATCAAAGCTACACAGTCAGCAAGTACGCCGGGCAGCAAACCGTGAGTTTGGAATTAATTGACAGATCTGACCCAATTTTCATGGATCAGTTGATGATTCAACTCGAGCGTGCATACCTCAAGGCAACCGATGCTGCAGTAATTCAAGCATTTGTTGACAACGGTACAGCCGCTACAGCAACTGCCAACACAGCTGCTGGTCTTATTTCATTCCTTTCCACAGAATCAGCTGCTGCATACGCTGGTACTTCTTACTTCGCAAAGAACGTTGTAATTGGTTCCGGAACTTGGGCTGCGGCGATGGGATACCAAGATTCGACTGGACGCCCTATTTTCAACACAACCATTCCTGGCTCAAGCGGTTACAACGCTGCTGGTCAAATTGGTAACTCTTCGATTCGTGGAAATCTCCTCGGACTCGATACCTACGTGGACGTTTACGCAGCTTCAACAGCTGGTGCTGATAACTCAGCATTCGTTATTGCTCCAGAAGCAGTAACAGTTTACGAATCACCAACAGCGATGTTTTCCGTCAACATTGTGAACTCCGGTCAAGTCAACCTTGCAATCTACGGTTACATGGCTCCAGCAGTTCTACAAGCTAAGGGTGTTCGTAAGTACAAGACTGCGTAATTTACGCAAATAGTAACCCTGCCGTAGTAGCGCCCTTCTACGGCAGGGGCTTTAACAGAGAGGATCTTCGGTGGCCGCCACTTACGTCACAGCTGCAGAGCTCAAAGCCAACTTAGGCATTGGGTCTTTGTATGCTGATTCCGTTGTCGAAGAAGTGTGCCAGACCGCCGAAGACCTCATCAATTCTTATTTGTGGTTCGATTCTTACCCCGTTGTCGGTGCTGGAATTTACAATAACACCGCCATCGTCATCATTTCCTGCCCCGTCACATACGTCACCGGGCAAACCATCACTCTCAGCAGCTGCGGCAGTGTTTATAACGGCTCACACACCATCACTGGCACGTATCCCTACACATCAGGATCAGCCACACTCCCCTATTTCATTAACTTTCCATACAACAATTACGCATTTCCTCGCGGATATTCACTAATCCAATTTAACTTTACTCATGCAGACGACTTGTATCATCAAATCGTTCCCTACGGAAAAGTTGCTGGCGTGGATACAAAAGATACAAGCTACGCGACCACACCTGCCGTCCGAGAAAGCGCCATGATGCTTGCCGTCGATGTTTGGCAAGCTCGTCAACAATCGTCAGCTGGTGGAATCTCACCAGACTTCCAACCTTCTCCCTACCGCATGGGCAATAGCCTTATGGGGCGCGTCAGGGGTTTGCTCGCGCCCTATATGTCACCACGAAGCATGGTGGGCTAATGAGCGCCGCTATAACCGTCCTGCGCTCGACGTTGGCTACAGCTTTAACAAACGACGCCGCATGGCAAACCTTTGCTTACCCACCAGCTTCGCCACTAGCCAACTCGGTCATTATTTCACCGGATGATCCATACATCGACCCACAAAACAATCAGTACAACACCATCTCGCCACAGGTCAATTTCCGTATCACCATGATTGTGCCGCTTTTTGACAATCAAGGAAATCTTGGCGACATCGAAACTCTCATTGTCGGAGTTTTCAACAAGCTTTCCGTATCTTCACTTAACGTCAAAGTGCAAAGTGTTTCTGCTCCGACAGTCAGCCCTAACGACACAGGTCAAATGTTGATGGCAGAAATGTCCGTTTCCATTCTAAGCAGCTGGAGTTAACCATGTCAGATTTCACACAAGAAGAAAAAGATTTTCTGGTCAAAATCGGCCAGATAAAAGATATCGCCTCGGCGGTATCAACCACCACCCCTGAACCAACGAAAGCCGAGGACAAGTAAATGGCAATTTTCTATCAAAATAATGCCGGATTTAAGATTTCAACAGACGGCACAACATATATCGATTTAACAGATCACGTCACCAGCATCACCATCAATCGTCAGTTCGATGAACTGGATGTGACCGCGATGGGACAGTCCGGTCATTCGTATATCGCCGGGTTGGAATCATCAACAATTTCTGTCGATTTCCTTAACGATGATTCACCATCGACAGGTACTCCGGGAAGCGTCATGCAAACTCTTAACACTTTGGTAGGAACAAATGCAAAGTTTAAGATTTGCCAAACAACGACACCGGGCTCACCTTCAACAGCAACAATCGGTCAAAGCAACCCGTTGTATAGCGGTCTTGTGCTTGTCAACAAGCTCACACCAATCGCAGGCAAAGTTGGCGATGTAGCTGTACAAAGCCTCACATTTACAGTCAGCGGAGCAATCACAGTAGCTACAACAGGTACTTGGTAACAACTAACAAAGGATAAAAGAATGGCAAAACTAAGGGTGACAAAAGCTAATGGTGACGTTTCGGAACATCCGATTACACCTAGCGTTGAGTATGCGTTCGAAGTCTATGCAAAAAAGGGATTTGGAAAAGCATTTTCTGAAGACCAAAAGCAAAGCGATATCTATTGGCTGGCATGGAAGTGCCTGAGCAAGATTGAAGATGTGCCGTTATTTGGAGAAAAGTTTATTGATACTTTGGCGAAAGTCGAAGTATTGGATGACTCAAGCCCAAACTCATAGAGCGTAATTCCTTCGTCTACTTGATAGCAAAACTATCGGTCAGACTGGGAATTGCGCCTCGAGAGCTGTATGAGATGGATGCAGTAATGCTCAACTCCATCATCGATGTTATTCAAGCCGAAGCGAGAGAAGCAGAAAATGCCCGTAGAAGTCAAAGGTCTAGATGAAACCTTGGCTGCCCTACGGGAATTCGAGCCGGATTTAGCTAAGAACCTCAACAAAGAAGTTCGTGCAGCTCTCGCTCCGGTACAAAAACAAGCTCAAAGTCTTATTCCTAGCGATATTCAGGGTCTATCAAATTGGCAGTTTGGATCTAAGGGTCGGAAAATCACCCGGCAAAATTCAGCCTTTGCACAAACAGGCCGATTTCCGAAGTTCAACGCAGGTATAGCTCATAGAGGAATAAAGATAAAGATTGGCCGTACTAAGCCAAATCGTGCTGGCTTTATTGCTTTGTACAGAATTTCTAACACGACAGCGGCCGGAGCTATTTTTGAAACAGCAGGTCGAGCCAATCCAAGCGGTCAACCTTGGAATCCAAAAAATTCAAGTCACAAGTATTCGCATTCCAAAAATCCAAACGCAGGCAAGTGGTTTATTGACCACATCAACGGCTCATTAGTCGGTTCAGGTAAATCGGAAGGCCGCGTGCTTTACAAAGCTTGGGCGGAAAATGAAGGCAAAGCGTTAGCCAAAACCATGAAAGCTGTGGAAGCAACAGTGGCTCAATTTAAAGCACGTTCTGACGCGCAAGTATTAAGGAAGGTCAAATGACAACTATTAATGTTGACATCCTTACGCAATACAAAGGTTCACAAGCCATCAACAAAGCCAAACATGATCTGGCAACCCTTGGCGATTCTTTTAAACGGCTGGCTGGCGGATTAGCCGTTGAAGAGCTTGTACGCCGTTCGGTGAACGCATTTAATACCGAAGACGCAGCGATTGCTGGCCTGACAAACTCACTGAACAATCTTGGCGTTAGTTATACGGATATTGCTCCGACTATTAACGCAACGACCGATTCATTTGTTAATTTAGGTTTTAAAACCGCTGACACGATGCAGGCTATTACAAGCCTGACAACTTCGTTAGGCAACCCCGCCAAAGCATTACAAGTTTTGGGAATCACAGCTGACCTTGCAAGATACAAGCACGCAGGCTTGGGAGAAACGGCTACCACTGTGGCCAAGGCTATTGCTGGAAGTTCACGAGCATTTGCCGAACTAGGTTTAAAGATAGACAAAACGCTGACGCCACAAAATGCTTTCAACAAGCTCATGGATCAAGCAAATGCCAAAGTTAAGGGAGCTGCTAAGGCTTACGCCGAAACCGGAGCCGGAGCGCTCGCCATTTTCTCAGCCAAAGCAGATAGCGCAGCTGTTCGCCTTGGCAAAGGATTAATGCCAGCTATTGCTCAATTAGCCGAATTTGCTATTAAGTACATCTTGCCTGTCATTAAGATTTTGGCTGACAATATCACGCCAATTATTGCGCTGACTGGCGCTCTATATGGTGTTTCTTTTGCTCTTAAAGCCGTAGGAATCGCCAGTGCTCTGATGGCCGGAGAGTTAGCCATTAACCCGTTATTTGCCGCCGTAGCCGCTGCCACAGCCCTTTTGGTGCTTTATGCCAAAATGAAGGACATAACTACATCCGGCACAATGAGCGGAAATTCAGTTAGCGGTACTGCAACCACCAGCAAAAACTTTGACCCATTACACACTTATTTAGATCCAAAAGTGCAAGCCGAATATGATGCTAAGCAAAAGACCACGGCCATCAAAAAAATACAAACGGCTGAACAAATGGCTGCTGCAGCTAAAAAGAAATCCGAAGCGGAATTGGCTGCGCTGCTAAAGAAATGGAATGCCGATTCTCTTAAAAGTGCAAACGCCCTAACACAAGCGGCCAAAGATAAACTAAAAGCTGAACGTGATGCCTTAAATCTAAAATTATCCGGCAATACACTTGATATGCAAAACATCGAAATTCAGGCTGCTTTGCAAAAGGGTCAAACCAAAGAAGTAACTGCGGTTTTATTGGATCAAAGAGCCATCATTACGGGAAACGCAGAACAAGCGGCGGCGCTTTCTCAAGAGATATTAAAAGCTAATGGTTTAGTTATGGACGTCAAAGGCAAAATTTCTAGTTTTGATAAAGCAACTAACCCATTTGCCGACTGGCCTACATTGGCTGGCTCCGCTATAGACCAAATTAAACTCATGTTGGCGCAGTTAACATTGACACCGAATTTGAACTTGGGCGGTGGAAATACAAGCGTTCCGGCATCTATCGCTAGTTCGGTCAGTCAAAGCACAATTGACGCCTTGAGGTCACAAGGAGATGTTGGCTTGGCTAATGCCATAGCCGCTCAACAATCACAAGCTACAGTCAACATCAACGTAACTCATTCACCAGACACTGTGGTCACGGCTACTCAAACAGGTTCTTCCAACGGCACGCCTATAACTTTAAATCGTTTAGATCCATTTAAATCTTACGGGGGATGGTAAAAAGTGGGTTACCCATTTTCCGTCGCCGTCACGATGGACTTCTCATCATCGCCTATCTTTGGCTACTCATTTACTATCGGCGACCCATTACACGGAATCCTTGGCACAAACGTTTTAGCCGATGCAGCTTCTAACGTGGTAGATATTTCCTCACAGGTCACGCAAATCAGCATCAAAGGCGGTTACAACCTGCTGACCGACCAATTTGAGGCCACATCGTGCAACCTGACCATCTATGACCCAAACGGTATTTGGAATCCACAGAACGCTTCTAGCCCATACTACGGGCAACTTATTCCCAACCGTAAAATTCGCGTATCCACTACCTATAACGGGGTTGGTCATTTCCTTTTTAGCGGTTATGTATCGAGCTACAACTATCAATATCCCAAAGAGCAAAACGTCGGGTCGGTCACTATCGTTGCAACGGACGCTTTCCGTCTATTTCAACTCAGCAGCTTGACAACCATTGCGTCGACTCCCAGCGGTCAAACGACTGGCGCTCGCATTAATGCCATTCTTGACGCTATTTCATGGCCAGCATCTATGCGATCCATAGACACCGGAGATTCTGTATGCCAAGCCGACCCCGGCACTTCTCGAACAGCTTTGGGCGTTCTGAAGGTGGTCGAGGCCACCGAGCAAGGTGCTTTTTACATCAACGGCGAAGGCAACGCTGTATTCAAATCTCGGACTAACATTGAAAAGACTAACGGCGCTGCTCCCGTAACCATCTTTAATAACGATGGTTCTGCCATTGGGTATTACAACCTCACATTTGCCAACGACGACAAGCTGGTCATTAACCAATCGACAGTGACCAATATCAGTGGAACCGCCCAATTTGCCAGCGATGCCACATCTATAGCCCAGTATTTTCCCCATACCTACAACTTGCCCAATATGGTCGGGTTGACCGATACCGACGCTTTGAACATCGCCCGTCTTTATGTGGCTACGCGCAAGGACACATCCATCCGCATCGACAACATGACCTTGGATCTCACAACGCCCAACTACTCAGCTGGCGTTACTGCTGGTTTAACTCTGGATTATTTCAACACAGTCCAAATCACATCTAATGTTCAAAACGGGACTGCCATCACTAAGACGCTACAAATTATGGGAAATGCGTACGACATTACGCCCACAAATTTTAAAGCGACTTTTACCACTTCCGCCCCTATCGACGCAGCGTTCATTATAGGTTCATCGTTATACGGCGTTCTTGGCCAGAACGTCATGACTTACTAAGGAGAAATAAATGACTACAGGTATGCCAGCAAATACAGGCGACATTCTCAGTGCCGCTATGTACAACGGGCTTGTCGCTTACACCATCAACCCACAAACAGGTGCTTCTTACACCTTGGCTTTGAGCGACTCGTATCAAGTTTTGATAACTCAAAACAACGCGTCTTCAAATGCCATAAAAATTCCTACTAATGCTACTGCCGCAATTCCTATCGGATCGGTGGTAACAGTTGTCAACATTGGAGCAGGTTTATGCACGATTTCAGCAGTTACCAGCGGAACGACAACCGTATTGAGTGCAGGTGTTACAGCTGCGTCACCAACATTGGCGCAATACAAGTCGGCTGCACTTATCAAAACTGGAACTGATGCTTGGTACGTGGTGGGAGCAATCGCATAATGATTGGCAATATAACAACAGGAACGTTAGGAATTCAAACTTTTAAATCTATTGTGTCTGGCGGAACGCTTTCTAATGACTCAACTTATTATTACAGAACATTTACAAGTAATGGTACTTTGTCTGTTTCTGGTAATCCATTAATTGCAGATATTCTCGTCGTTGCTGGCGGCGGCTCAGGTGGAAATGACATTGGCGGTGGCGGTGGCGCAGGAGGTCTTTATTATCTCGCTGCCCAAACTTTATCAACTACAAGTTATTCCGTAACTATTGGCGGCGGTGGCTCAGGAACTGCTTATCCATCGCAGGGTTCAGTCGGCGGAAATTCCAGTTTTGGATCACTTTCCGGAACAATATATGGTGGCGGTGGTGGTGGAACTGACGCTAATGGCGGCTCAGGCGGCTCAGGTGGCGGCGCGCGAGGCGGAGCTTCGGGTGGAACTGGAACATCAGGTCAAGGTAATAATGGTGCTAATGGTACTGAACCATCAGCAGGCGGTGGCGGTGGCGCAGGAGCAGCAGGTAACCGGGGTTTAACAACTACTCAATCTGGAGCAGGCGGAGTTGGTTCATCTTCTTATTCTTCATGGGGTGCAGCAACATCAACGGGACAAAATGTTTCGGGCACTTATTATTACGCAGGCGGTGGCGGCGGTTCGGGTTACACGGGAGCTGCTGTTTTGGGCGGCGCAGGTGGATATGGTGGCGGCGGCGCAGGTGTGGCTGTTTCTCCTTCCGCCGCAGCAACAGCAAATACCGGCGGCGGCTCAGGTGGATCACCAAATACTTCAGGTAATGGTGGTTCAGGAATTGTCATCGTTCGCTATCTTTTATCGGCGGTGTAATTATGTCTCATTTTGCTCAAATTGATGAAAACAATAAAGTTGTAAATGTATTAGTTGGAGACAATAACGATCCAGCAGGCGATGAAGGTAATCAATGGCTCATCAACAATATCGGTGGGACATGGATTAAAACTTCTTACAACGCCAAGATACGAGGCAATTATGCAGGAATCGGATTTACATATTTTGAGGATGTTGACCTTTTTATGCCACCCATCTGTCACCCAGAGGCAATCCTTAATACCTTATCTGCCAAATGGGATTGCAGCAACAAGGATCATGATGTCAAACCTCGTCCAGAGTGATTTTGTTCTCGCACAAGCACGTGCAGCTATTGGCTACCAAGAAGGTGTCAATAATGACAACAAGTTTGCAGCCATCGCCAAGCATCCCAATCATCAACCATGGTGTTCAACGTTTGTAATAGCTTGCTTTATCCAAGGCCATGCTGAAAAAGCCGTTAAAAACACTAGTTCATGCATTGAAATGCACAACTGGGGCGTAACGCAAAAAGCAATCGTGCAACTTAAAGACGCTAAAGCTGGAGACCTAATCTTGATGGATTTTACCGGATCTAAAGTGCCTCAGCACATTGGCATAGCAAGCAAAGATTTTGACGCCGTGCACAAATCCATTGAGACCATTGAAGGCAACACGGGCAACGTGTCACAAGCCAACGGCGATGGTGTTTATCGCAAAGTGCGCCCAGCGCAATACATCTTTGCTGTGGTCAGACCACAGTGGAGCACACCTCAACCCCAAGGGTAATAAGGAAATAACATGAAAAAACAAATTCTTGCTGCATTGGCAACTTACGGCCGCACAGCTGCATCGGCTGTTCTTGGCGCCTATATCGCCGGACAAACAAACCCTAAGTTGCTCGGATCCTTGGCTTTGTCTTCCATAGCCGCTCCTCTATTTCGTGCGCTTAATCCCAACGATGCCTCGTATGGCACAAAGAAGTCTGCATAACAAATGTCAGCATCTGATTGGGTCGGGCTGTGCGTTGCCATCCTCACGCTACTCACGACATTTGTGGGCATGGTGCGATGGTTGGTCAAGCATTACTTGGCAGAGCTTCGACCCAATTCAGGAACCAGTCTTAAAGATTCAGTTAATCGTCTGGAAGAGCGCGTGGACAAAATTTACGAAATACTTATTTCAAAGGTTTAGACGTCAACTTGGGCGGTGCGCCGAGTAACGATAGTAAGTGCTTATCCAGACGCTCTTGATCTATAACTTTGACAGCTTTAACATGGGGCGCAGGGCGCTGTGCTTCACGCGCGTCAATTTCTTCCTGCGTCAACATCCTACTGGCAGGCTCTGACAGCCATTCTTGATTCGATCTATACAAGTATGCAGCTCTTTGCACCTGAGCAAGTAGATTCTCAATATCCCGTCCAGCAACCGAAATCTCAAAGCGCGTTATATTGCCGCCCAGCCTGTCCCCTTCGGATTGCTCAACTGCCTCAATCAGTAAATCGCCCGGATTGATAATTCGGTCGTCTTCGCCAAACACCGACACTTTAAGATTGGTTTTGACGTTTATTTCTGAGGTTGTCCGAATACGCGAGGATACGTGTTTAGACACGGGGAATGTCCTTTTCGATAGGCCATGCGGCGTGTCGCATAACTGGGTGCTTGACGTGAGGTAACTAAGAATTTACCCTGTACAAGTACCAAAGTGAACACCGTCACAACAGCTGTTTGCCTAGCAAGCGTAGGAAAGTCTGATAACTCTGGCTTTCTACATTATGTAAGGTTGGACAGATGATGTGACCCTAACAGATAGGGCGCAAAAATGAGAGATATAGGTGGAGTGCTTGCACTCTTAGCAGCATCCGTAATCGTGTATTGCATTGGCTATAACACAGGCCGTCGTACCGGATACGAAGAAGGAAAACGCGCAGGAATGTTCCGCGCTCGTCAGTCAATTATGAGTCAGAAATGATGACCAAGGCCAAGGCTGGAACTTGGTGCGATTACTGCAAAGCGCGGTGGGGCAAACGAGGCGATGGATCATGGCACGACCGCGCTATGACACCTGCTTACATCACCGTTGTCAGCGAATTACCTCGCTCTCACAACAAGACCATTAGCTACTGCCAGCGATGCCTAGCGGAAGTCAGCGATTGGCCAACCGGACAGTTCACACTTAACGAGCAGCTCATCTTTGCTCATAGCCTCGATAACCCCACTTTGGAGGCCATGAATGTTTGACCTATCGAAATACGAAACGGTGGACGAACGCCTGCACGCTCTCCGGCACGACCATCCCACTCATCGCATAGTTACCCGAGAAATTGAGTGCAACTATGACAAGGGCTGGGTCAGGTTTCTTACAGAAATCTATTTAGAAGCTGACGACCCCTTCCCTATCGTGACGGGTCACGCAGACGGGTTTAGAAAAGAACGTGGCGTGGATAAGGATTTCTGGTACAACAATGCAGAAACGTCCTCCATAGGCCGTGCTATTGCCAATTTAGCCCGTAATAAGGCTGGAGTCCGTCCCAGCCGTGAGGAGATGGAGTCGGTGGCTAGAGCAGAGAACGATAAAGCTCTGCCACCTGCTTTTAATTCTGAGGATGATTGGAACAGCTTTATCGGTAAGCAAGCTGACGATGCTCCTATTGCTCTGAGCGAAGCAGTACAGGTCGTTAAGCATCAGCTCAACCCATCAGATCTAGGAGCAAGTCCTACCTGCGCCCATGGCGCGATGATGCCGAAGTCCGGCATATCGAAGAAAACTCAAAAGCCGTATTCCGGTTGGGTTTGCATGAACTTCGGCGAACAATGCCCACCGATTTGGGAGAAATAAATGAGTCAAAATGAAGATTTTATGTTGGTTATAAAAGAGATTTATAAATTACATAATCGCCAGGAAATTACTTTGCCCGATGGTTCGTGGGGTGCTAATTGCATATATTGTGATGGTTTTGTCTATCCCTGCAAAACAATTGAATTGCTTGTTAAAGCTTTACATTCAGTGGTTTTGGCCGAATAAATGGGATATGTCGAGATTATTAAA